CCTGCCGCAGCGGCGGCCAAGATGCTGGCGCATACCGATACCTACGAACAGGACGGCAATGCTGTTGCCGGTGGTGTAGCTGTGGTAGAACAAAAGAGCGCCACGCAGGATGATATGCAGGCCCCTCTTCCGCAACTGTCTGTAATGGACAAGAACGAACTGATCAACTTTGCCCAGCAGCACTACGGGGAGAACTTGGCTCCAGATATGCCGGAAGCTGATATGCGTAGCACGGTATTTAGTCTGGTGCAGGCTAGAGGTCTGTAATGACCGCCTTTTCCGATATGGTGACAGAAGCCTTAGTCAACCTGCCGGAGTGTCCACAGCCTTCCGTTGAAGCATATCTGCGACTTTCAGCTATCGAACTCTGCCGCCGTTCTTATGTGTGGCGAGAGGCGCAGGCCGCAGTAAGCAAGGTGTCCACGGACTTCCCGTTGGTAATAACTCCACCGGCCGGCGCGAATGTATTTCAAGTGATGTCCGTGGTAATTGATGGAAAAAGTCCGGCACTTGATCGCAGCGATGTTCATTACGAAGAAGCTGGAACGACAGACTGGCGCACGGCTACCGGCACTCCGGTGCGCTATATCGAGTTGCCGCACGGCACGATCACACTGATCCCATTGCCTGCTGCTGCCGTTTCCGTGAAGCCGACCGTGGCATACGAGCCAACCATGGCCGCCATATCCATTCCTGATGCCCTTTATGCCGAGCATGGTAGCACGATCATATCCGGCGCAATTTCCAAGCTGGCGCTGATTCCGGGCAGACCATGGACGAGCGGCGATCTGGCGGCGGTGCATCGTGTCATCTTCGAGGATGGTGTCAGCCGGGCAAGCCGAGAGTTCCACCAGAACTATATCCAGCAACCCATGAACGTAGCGCCTTCGCCAATCTAAGGAGAAAACAATGGCAACAACCAAAGTAATCGACATCATTCGGCGCGCCGAAAAGATATTGAACGATGAAGGCGCGGTGCGCTGGACTAGGGTGGAGTTGCAAGACTGGCTCAACGATGCCTACAAGGAAGTTATTTTGTTACGGCCGGACGCCAATTCGCAAACCGCCACCGTTACGCTTGCCGCTGGAACGCGGCAAAAATTGAGCGACGCAGGTACGATCAACCTGCCTACCGCATTGCGCGTGCTGGACGTGATCCGCAACATGGCAGCGACATCAAGCAAGCGCGCGGTGCGTTTTGTGGATCGACGGGTTCTTGACGATCAGTTGCCGGGGTGGCATGCGGAAACGCAGTCGGTGAACGTCGTTCACTGGATGTTCGACATCCGCACCCCAAAAGAATTCTTGGTTTACCCGCCTGCCACGGCACTTGCGCAGATCGAACTGGCTTATTCGAGCGTGCCGACAGCTCATGCGCTGACCGCCGGCCAGCTTGATCCTGCCGGAGCGGATACGACCATCATTAACCTTGATGACATCTACGCGAACGTAGTTTTGGACTATCTGCTGTATCGGGCTTATTCGAAAGACGCCGACTACGCTGCAAACGGCCAGCGTGCAATCAACCACCTCAATTCATTCAACTCGTCGCTTGGCGCAAAAACCAGCGTGGATGTGGCGACAGCTCCAGCGAACGTTACCCCAATGACCCAGCGCGGCGCGTAAGGAGAAAACATGAGCACATGGTACAAGGCTGGAACAGTAACCATAACGAACGGGTCGGCAAACGTCGTTGGTGTCGATACCCTTTGGGCTTCGCAGGTTTCCGTTGGGGATGTGTTCACGATCGACGGCACGAAGCTGTACGAGATCGCCTCGATCACCGACAACACACACCTAGTATTGCAGGCCGCATACACCGGTACTACGGCAGGAAATTCTTCTTACGGCATCATCCGGAACTTCACTGGTACGACGCAGGCGGAACTTGCTGCCGATCTTGCCGCGCTGCTGAATAGCTGGCAGACGCGCGAGGATCAATACCGCAACTGGCAGGCTGGCACGAGCACCGGCGGCACGGCAGGCGACGGCGCGTACCCGATTACCGACATCCTGGGCAACACCTACAACTATTTCAGCCCGGCCAAGCTGGACAAGCTGGCCTCCGGACTGTTCGGCCACAAGACCACGACCACGACCGGCCTGACGCTTGGCTACTTTGGCGGTGTGCTGCTGGTGGATGGCGTGATTACGACCATTGCCGACGGCACTGTGGCACTGACGGCAAGTGCTACCAACTATATCGAGGCGACGCGCGCCGGCGTGGTGAGCAAGAACACGACCGGATTTACCGCCGGAAGCATCCCAATACGCGAGGTTGTGACCGGCACGGCTGCAATTGCCAGCATTGCCGAGCGCTTGCCGCGCGATATGCTGGTCACTGGGAGATTGAGCAAGTCGGTCGCCGGGAATACGGACATAACGCTGACGGCCGCCGAAGCGCGCAATCAGATCATGGAGTTCACCGGCGCGCTGACTGGCAACATTTCCGTGATCGTACCGACCATTGCCGGCATCTTCGTTATCGGCAACAGCACCAGCGGCAGCTACACGCTGACAGTCAAGACACCCGCCGGCACTGGCGTGACGGTAGGACAAGGCGAGCGGGCGTTGCTGTTTTGCGATGGCACGAATGTGGTTAACGCCTTTACGTCTGCGCTAGGTATAAATGCGGCTGATGTGGCGAATACCCCAGCAGGCAACATCGCAGCTACCACCGTACAAGCTGCTATCAATGAGCTGGATTCTGAGAAAGGTGCGGTAGCCGGCAACCTCTCCCAATTCGCCGCAGGCGGGGCAATCGCACCAGCTTCCGTCAACGGCGTAACAACCGACTCCACCACCAACAAACCCGTAACCGCTGCCAGCATTAATGGAGGAACGCTGCCTGCTAGTGTGACTACGTTGAGTGCGAGTGGAGATGTAACAGTAGGTGACATGACTGTTTCGACTAGAAATAAACCATGGACTACGGTTGTAGGAAATGGTGCTGCACCAACTCCGTCTGGAAGTGAAAACACTGCAATCGGTAGTCTGGCACTTTCTGCAATTACAACTGGGTCTGATAACACGGCACTTGGCATGCAGGCGGGTAATGCCACAACCACAGGCGCCAACAACCTCCTACTAGGTTATTTGGCTAATACCTCTAGCCCAGGCGCAAGTAATGAAACAGTGATAGGTAACTCCAGTACGGTCACCGCGAAGATATACGGCAACGCCACAGTAACCGGCAACATCTCGGCAACTACGACAGGTAAAGTAGGAACAACTCTCGGAGTAGGCAACGCAACTCCAGCAGCATCTGGTGCAGGCGTCACCTTCCCCGCAACCCAATCTGCCAGCACTGACCCGAATACTCTGGATGATTATGAGAGGGGGACTTGGACTCCAACGCAAGGGGCTGGGCTGACGGTTGTTGGGGCATTTAGTTCCGGCGGCAATTACACCAAGAAGGGCAATGAGGTAACAGTTTGGGGCTACATTGCCGGGGCTACATCTGTGGAAGTTACATCGTCTGGCTTAGCGTTCTGTGGCGGCGCGCCGTTTACCCCAAACGCAAACAGTACATGCGGGGCATTGGGTATCAATAACGGAACTACTGCAAGCATTACTCTGCAACCTACCGCATCAACTACGACAATCTACGCAGCAGGTACTATGTCTGCTACTGTACGTATTAATTTTTCAGCAACATATTTCGTATAAAGGAGAACTAAAAATGCTTACCAAAGAAATTAGT